AAAATAATCCGTCAAATCTTTCCAATCTCCACCATTAGGTACCCAAACAATGGATAAATCCGTATTTGGAATATTAATGCTAAACTTACGGTATAAAAAGCACTCAAAATTACCTCCAATTAATGAAGGATCATGTCTTGTAAATTTAGCTTTTATATCATCAGCCTTCCACATATGCTGCGGTACAATAGCAACATTCGATTTTGGGAAGAAAGCATCACATTCAAAATTACGTACTTTACCATTATCAGTTAAAGTAATATACATATGACAAAGATTATCCTGAACCATCTTCTCCAATCTATCCGGAGTAGTTGTTTTCGACTTTTCACTACACGGCATTTCAGATACCTTAACGCCTGCCCAAGGATTAACCTCGGAATCTCGTTCTACAATATCTATTTCCGTCTTTGGTGCCAAATTTCCTTGTGGTACAGGTACAACCTTAAAAGCTTTATATATTTGCGCAATCGCATACAAAGTCGCTACTACAACACACGTTCCTGTAATCCATTTTATATGTCTATCACGATACATTTTAAAGACTCTAGGCATAGCCTCATTATCTGCAGCTACTTCTGCGTACATCTTGTTTTTCTCAAACTCTACTACTCCTGAAATTCCTAATAATGGGATACATAGCAGGGGTAGTAACAATGAGGAAACAAATAATGTTAAAAATATACATAAAACCATACCACACAAATGATTACAATAAGATCTGCGAATACGTTCTCTTAAATCACTCTGTCGAGACGACCATATTACGTTTTTCATCCAATCTTTTTGTAACCAATCTTGCGGTACCCAATTGGTCCAACAAACCCAACGTGAATTTTCGAGCCAATCGAGACGCTGCAAAAGCATCTCGACTGACCTTGTTTCAATTTCATCTGTCCAATATGCGACTCGCGGTTTCCACCAATTTTTCCAATAGCGGTATCGTGGCAACATTGCTGAAACTACCTGCTCACCAATTTGTTCACTCAACACTTCTTCTTGTTCTGGCTTGTGAACTTTGCCACAAACACATACATCTGGTACTGGAAACCTACATTCACTACATAATTGAATCTTCTTATCCAAATTGTTATTTTTCGCAACCAACTCGCGTTGATTAGCATAAAACTTTGCCGAATCCTGGCCTATCCAACGAATCAACTGTGGTAAGCCAATATCCTTCAAAAGCACTCCATCATCATTAACAATTTCCCAACCTACTGTTGCAGGTTTACCTTTCGTATGGTTGGGAATGGGGTATGATTTTTCAACTGTAATGTTCCAAAAGTCTGGTATTTGCGGTGATCCGAAAGGAAAAGCCGCACGCACCTTATCTTCATTCAACATATCATGCACGGCATACTCTGGCTTAACTTTACAAGTCAATGTAATACGATCACGACGCGTAATGGACGCAGGTTCATTAGAATAAACTGTGGCACATGTGTCCTTAACATTTTTAGTTCCGATAACCACTTTGGGTTCAACAGAAATTTTACCTTTCATATCGGCTTCTGCCATATTCGCGTACATACGAACATTATTAACTAATTGAATCATCAGAGAGGTAGGAGCTCGCTCAACAAAATCTGCCTTCGTATTTCCAATATCATCAATCAAAACACCATTTGTATATGATCGGAAATTTGACATAAACTTGTCAGCTTCGTTTAATGTTACAATGCGATCATCAGCGGCACAATAGTTATTATGCAACAATGTCGTAACCATTAATACGTTAGCTATAGTCGATTTACCTACTGCGGTACCTCCAAATATTCCAATTGAATAAGGTGCTTCTCGCAAACCTCCTTGCACTCGAGTTTGCCGAAATGTAGCCTGCCATTGACGTAATACTTCAACCTTACGGCTTAAAATATTTTTCTCAACAACACCTTTACAAGTCGTACGCAACATTTGTGCTTTTTCAATACACTGAGATAAAAGTGCTTCATAATCATTTTCAGACATATCTTCAAATTTCTCAAGATTACCACATTTGGCATACTCGTGACATCTCAAACATTTGGAATAAACCTCTTCAAACTCTTCATTTTCCATATTTCCATATAATAAAGGTTTGATAGTTCCACGTTCAAAACAGGCATATCCGCCTTCTACAAAATAAACAATGGTTTCAAAAGCTGCATCAATCAAATCAACTGCAGTAGCATGCTTGGAAAAAGCTCCAATCGAAAACATTTTCATTCCTCCAACACGAAAATCCAAATCTGCCGAATCACACAGTCCTAAAGCCAAACATAAGCTCATAACATGTGAAATTTTCTTAAATCCTTCATTACGTATTACAAGAGACCAATTATCTTGTAAATCTTTTAATAACAGAAGCCATTGCGGCTTCTCTTCCTCGGTTTTGACACCAAACTCACCAGTCTGCGCATCAAATTCTGCATCTAATAACTCTGATAAATAATTGGCAACCAAATTGGATACCGATTTATTATAATGTGTCTTTAAGTACAAAAATATAGTACCAAGAAAACCTGATACTGTCGTGCAATCTTTAGCTGCAATAAATAAAGCTCC